TATATGCGTCAGTATTCTAATTAATTATATAGTGATAAGATTTATATACTAGATTTTAGTAGAGTGCAAGAGGGCCTGTAATGCGGATTGGATTTTTCCAACGATGTAGCTTTTTTATTAAGTAGCTACTGAAACTTGAGGAGCTGAACCTTCAATTATATTTTGTTTGTGAGCCACAGCTGCTTCTGCAAGCTTGATGTCAGTGATGATCTTTTTTACTTTGTCATCTATTCTGACCATCTCAAGAGTATATTTACCGTTATTAATATGCTCCTGCTCCCACTTCAACTCCAAGGACCTTTTTTGTTTGTATAGGTCTTGTATCATTTATAACCTCCTCATAGGTTATTCTATATTTGTCAGAGGCAAATGTTTTGTCTCCAACATATTCCCAGTTTATATCATTTACTCCTAGTTTGTCAACTATAGCTTTCTCCAGGGAAATGGGATTATCATCTGATAATACTTCAAATTTTGCGTAGTAATCGTATGCGTTTATTATGATTATGAATTTTTTCATGGTTTTTCTTTCTATTTAGTAATTGTGGCGGAACAATGTCCCGCCACAAAAATCTAATTATTATGCACCTGGTGATGCGAAAATACCTCTAAAGTCAGATACACCAAATGAGTATCTTTCTCTAGCTTTGTATCTTACGTTACCAGTATCGAAATCACCTTCCATAGCCGTTTTGATTGGGGCTCTGTCAAAGTATTTCATACCATTCGGCACATCAGTGATAATGTAGAATGCATCCGGGTCAGTTAAGAAGTTATTAACTCTGTAACCTTGTGGAATCATACCCATAGATACGATCGCATTAACATCATTATCAGCTGTTGCAGTTCTACCTTGAGATTTCATCAATCTCTCTGCCGTGAATTGTAACTCAGAAGGAATAATCATTTTAACACCTCTTGCAGCTACTTTAAGACCTCTCTCGTCAGTAAATGCATTGATGTCAATCAAAGATTGTTCTAATGAAGTTTCATTCAAGTCAGATGCTGTAGCTAACGTGTTTGATACTGTTCCAGATATCGTTGGGTGATCTGTTGCAAATAATGCAGATCCATCCCCTGATTTGAATGTACCAAAACCGTTAATTAAAACATTAACAGCTTTTACTTGTTTTGTATTCGCCATAGATCTAGCTAATGCTTTTGTATATCTACTAGCAAGTCTGTCATACAAGTTATCCTCAATTGCTTCTTCAGTTATTGAGAAGGCAAGAGCCACAGTTTCGTGTGTATATCTTGCAGTGAAAGTTTCTTGAGCATTGTCAAAAACAACTCCACTTCCTTCTGGTTTAACTTGAGCTTGAGCAAAACCTGATAACATCACTTCTTCTTCAAACGCTCTGTCTGAAGACTCAGTAGTGTATATCTCAGCGTGCTGATTCTCATAACGTTTATATTCCAGGCCGAATAGTGCATTCAATCCTGGCTCTAGTTCTTTGACTAGTTGTCCTCTAGATATAGCCATAATTTATCTCCTATTCTCCTATTATACTCCAGCTATCTGTTTCAAGAAGTGTTCGTTGATAGTAACAACAAAATTTACATTTGACGCAGTCAAATCATTGTTGCTAGGATCTTTCGAAACTCCGATCACTTTTAGCTGACCTGTTGTTGAATGCAAAGTTGAATCATCTAATTCTACTTTTGATACGTAGTTAGCTGAATCACCTGCAGTGTATAAGATATCATAGTTCATGAAAACATCAGTCTGTGCCGAAGCAAGTGTGTTATCAGATTGAACTTCAAATCTCTCATACGGATCATCACTTACGAAACCAACAATATCTGTGGCTGTGTTAGAAGCTTTCAGATTGTTAGCAAACGTAGGCTTACTTGTAGTTGCATCAGTAAAGAATACACCGTTAAGTGAACCTAATAAGACATCCCCTGCAGCTGCTACTCCAATTGTTCCAGTGTTTATTGCTTTAACTGGATCTTGAAAGAAAGTCGCTGTAGCGTTTGCCGCTATACTGTATTCACTTAAACCTTGTGCGTCTCTGTTCTGACCAACTTTTCCGATCGGTTTTAAACCGAACGCAGCATCTTTATTTGCCATAGTAGTTGTCCTCCTTAGACATTTGTTAGTTTAAGTTACTTCAGTTGGTAAAGAATTCTATTATGATTTCTTTGTACCACCAAAAGTTACACGAGTCTGTCGATCAATATTGATCGGCATACTTGGGTGCTGTTCCTTCATAAGATCGTTGTCTACTGCTTCAACGTTTTCGTTACCCTGTTTAACATAGTAATCGCTACGTTGTTTTGCGATCTCTTCCGGTACCCTTGCCAGCACAAGTCCACCAACTCCGATCACTCCCTTGTATTTACCGTCTTCCACAATTGGAAAGTCTGAATCTGGATATTCATCAGCCCTTACTAATTCATATCCTGATCTTATTCTTCCAGCGACATTTTTAGTGTCCTGAAATCCTAGAGACTCAGCTCTTATCCATCTGTGCCTAAATCCTGTAGGTGCAGGGGGTGCATCTAAACTTGATGGGGGAGACCAGACTTTGGGCTTAGAAGTTTTTTCTCTAGTCTGACTCGCACGAGAAGCTCTTTTATTATTATCATTTTCCATATGCTTATACCTCCTTCGTGATTCTTAATTGTTTCGCATATTCTTTGAGTGGCACACCTAATTTTTTTGCGATTGCTACCTGTGACGGCGTGAGAGTCACAGTCTTGCGACTAGTATTTGTACTTCGCTTCGCACTAGCTACTGTTTGTACGGGTTTAGTCGTTTCCCCTTTTTCACTATTATTAGCAAATTTTTGGGGGAACTCAAGTCTTATTCTCTTATCAATCTCATTATAATAGTCATCAGATTTAGGATCATATCCTTCTTCTTCTGTCAATTTCTTATGTAGATCGAAAGCAGTATAAGTCATAGCGGTGTCTTTGCCGAACCATTCGTTTCTAGATGCCCATGCCTCAGCTTTTGGATCTGGAGCTTGAGCAGGTTTTTCCTCTAATTTTAACTCTGGTTCTGCTTTTTTGTTTTTATTAAACTCTTCTTGAGCAATTTTTGTCTCTTCGAGTTTTGCTTTTTTATAACCCAATTCAGATATTGCAGTTAAGGCTTCTGCTTCAGCTTTTAAATCATTCGCTTCTCTAGCTGCTGCAAGTTTAGCCTGCGCTGCTTGAACACCTGATGTAATACTGTCCTCTGTAGATTGTAAGTATCCTGGTTCAAGTTTTGAGATTTTAGCTTCTGCTGCTTCTCTTAATTGAATTTGTTTTTTCGCATAAGATGCTGCTTCTTCTTTTTGTCTCTCAGCTTCTCTCCATTTATGAGTTAGTTTAGCTATTCTTCTTTGTACATCTTTACTGTAACTTTCTAATTCTTTTTTATCTTCTTTCTTTTCTTCTTCTTGATCATCTTTTTTTTCGTCAAGTTTTGTTTCTCTTTCGTTTTCAAACGTTTTATCTTCTGCGTTATCTTCAGCTGGTAATTCTACCTCAGGTTTTTCTTTTTCTGCAGTTTGAGTTTCTTCTAACTCAATTTCTGTATTAGGACCTGATGTATCTATATCAACTGTTTGTTCTTCTTTTGGCATAGTTATCCTCCTCTATGTTTAATATTGATGAAGTATATCTTCAGGGTTTTCGATGGTTGCTAACACCTCATCATCATTTAGCAATCTTACTTCCCCACCATCTATCTGGATTCTTGATCCAGCATATCTAGCAAATATTACCCAGTCCCCTTTTTTACACCAAGGCCCTTCAGGAAATTTTGTTTTATCATAACAGTGTGGACCCATGGCAAGAACTAGACCACATGTAGAACCTACCTGTTGTCTTTCTAAAGTATCTTGACCAAGATATAATCCACCTTTAGTTTTTTCTGGCATCTTAAATGGCAGAACAACTAATCTCCATCCAGTTGGTTTGGGTAATTTATTTGATTCTTTTTTCTTTAAACGTTCATAACCATCAACTTCTTTTTGATGATCTTGTTCGTATTTATTTAATAATGCCGGCTTAACCTCTTGGTTTTTCGAAGTCGACGACGTTTTCTCTTTCTGACCTATTATCATTTTTTGGCTCCTTTGGGTTTAGCAGGTTAGAGATTTCCTGTGATATTTTTAAGTAGGCATGTGCCTGTCCCATCATATACTTATATTTCTCCATATTGTCAACAGTTCCACTTATCATGGAATCACCAATATTCTGATAGGACTCTTTTAAAAACTTTTGTATTTTATTTAGTATTACGAGTTCTTCTGATTGCATTCTTTCCTCTCTTAAAAATAGCAGCGACTTGTGATTTACCCATAACCTTGGCTCGCTGTTCTCCAACAGTTA